TGACGAACAAGTAAACCTCGGACCACTTAGAAAACCAGTAGTCCGCAGATTCTCTAGAGCGGCAAACTATCCACTGGCACGCTTCCACGTCTAGCGCGGTCCCGGTAGGTTCTCTTAGTTGGTGAGCTAGCACCACAAACCGGTCACCCCGCAACGTATCAAAAACAGAGTTTCTCATGAGCGAATATCCCAACAGAACAGCGACGTAGCCGCCTCACGACGTAGCGAGCCTTTAGGCCGGAGAACCACAACACCGGCCGAGCGTTTACCGCCCCGCGGCCCCGTGAACCGGTCCAAGTCCCGCCGGTCAGATAAATCCCCATCGACGGCCGGAAGTCCCCACACAAACCGCGGCACTTCCTCACTCTTCCTTAGATCACGAGCGACGACGGCCACCGAGTGCCCGCCCTTAACGATAGCCCGCACACTGTCAACGCTCTCGCGCTCACGACTAGCAGAGTAGACCACATGCCGCCACGAATCGCCGAGGGTATCCGGTCGCTTGGTGTAATCCCACGGCCTACAGCGCGGCCCCGCGGCCTCCCGTAGTTGATCTACCCACGGCCGCCAGTCCACGTCTTGCAGGACATTAAGCCGAAGACCCCACGAGCGCCGACCAGTGCGCCGCCGAATATCTCGCAACTCTTGAGCCAGTAAACGCCCAAACGCCTCCGGATGATTCACCAGAAGCGAAGCACGCCACCCCCGGCCACGTTGCACAGTATCGAGGCCGCCCTTACCGGCCAAGTTTAAACAATGGCGCCGACATTCTGGAGTCGAAGACGTGCACAAATTCACGCCCGACAGCCGAGCCGGAAGCAGTGAACAGGACCAACAGAGGCCCGAGCGTGCAAGCTTACTGTTGTAAGAACCAGGCGCCAGGATATTAGCGCCCACCGGCAAAAAGCCGAACCGCTCCCGCTCACTCTTCACTAGGTCGAAATCTTCCGGCCGTGGCCGTTCGTCTAGGTCCATAGGCGGAAGATTGAAGCCGCGGCGTTTAATAGTTACAGCGTTCACGATTGACCCCCCGCATAGACACTGTTTGGATATTCTCGGAGCAGTCGACGTTCTAGCCTGTCCCGTTCTCTAGTGTGAGTCTCGCACAGCGGCCAGGTCACCCCGTCCGAACGAGTCCAGAGGCCGACAGTGCCAGAGCACCGAGAGCGACCGGACCAGTTGCAAAGGTCTTCCAGTCTCTCTTCACTTGCTAGCTCTTCTAGATACAGCATGTTGTCTATCTGTTGAAAGTCCACGATCACACCGCCATACATTCAGAACAGGCGCCGCAATTCCCGCACCAATCATCTTGGAAAAAGTCCGCACGTTCTAGGCCAGTCAACTCTTGCCATTCTTGAGGCAGCGAATCATAGGCATCAACGCACCAGTCACAAACGGCCGCATCGAATGCCGTGACTAGATCGAACGTTAGCGGCCCCAATTCGTCCCTTATGTCTTCCGGGTAAAGCCCTGTCGTGTGCTGCAGAGTCTCAAGAGCCCTGTCATATTGGCCCCGACGGATAGCCGCCGGGGAATAATCGGTCATAGTCATTGTGTTCCCTATCTATTAGGCGGCCTAGTCATTAGCCGCCCTTTAATAATGCCACACAACAACAGCGGCCGCCAGTATTAAAACGAACGGCCAAACAGCACCCCAAAAAGTGTTAAGCAACCCTAACACCAGACGTTAACCCCACCTATGTTAACCCCGCCTAACACCCTATGTTAAGCCAACCTAACAGTCGATGTTAAGCGAACCTAACACCGCAGGTTAGGGCAGCCGACTCGGCGAAAAAGTGAAAGACCGCAAGGTCTTTCACTATCACGACACCTAAACCTTCTGGCGCCCAAGTATACGACACCTGATCCACAAAAGTTGCAACTGGTATTACTTAATGGTATCTTGCGTTTGGAAAGGGAGGTACCACGTTGAATTTAGATCAACGAATTAAGGAGCCGTGGCTTTTGCAGGCCGCTTGCGTTGGGAAAGATGTGAACATCTTTTACCCAGGTCGTGGGCGGGTAGCCGTTGAAGCTAAACGGATTTGCGATAGTTGTGCTAGTACTGCTGAGTGTCTTGAGTATGCGCTTGAGAACAACATTCAGGGTGGCATATTTGGAGGTGTGTCCGAACGGGCTCGCCGTGCGATGCGTGCTGAACGCAGAAAGAGAGGGCAATAATGTGGTCACCACCTGATGATCCTTACGCTGATTTGAGTGATGAGGAGTATGAGGAGATGATGGAGGCTCGCGAGGTTGCGGAGTCGATGTTTTGGGATCGGAAGATAGACGAATTGCGGGGTAATTAGATGAGCGAGAAGAGTGCCGGGAGGCAACGGCGAGCGGAGCAGGCTACGGCGGCGGAGCAGGATGCGAAGTCGAAGAAGACCCGGATGAAGAGGAACATTCCGAAGGTTGATGATGCCGATGCTTTTACTTTGGGTGACAAGGTGAGAGCCAATAAACACCTCGAGTGGACCGCTAATCAGCGTAAATCCGCCAAAGTGGACTAGAAAGTGTTACGATTTATATATCTTCTACATAGGAAGGGATAGATATGTTGAAAGAAAGCAGGTGGGGGATCGATCTCCATGGAGAAAACTCCCACGTTAAAGGGAATGACTACAGAAGAGTGGTCATCTACCAGCCTCGCCAACCCTATTGGGATGTGCAGATTGCCAAAGTTGACGAACACGAAGACGCTGATTACGAAGTGAGGATCACGGGCGATGACCCACACTCACCTTCGGACTCTACGTTTGTTTTGTTTCTCAAAAGCAAGTTGATGCATGCCTTTGCAGATGCGATGTTCACACTGCAGTGGAACGAGAAGTATCAACGCAACCTTGAAGAGGAGTACGAACCGGTAGATGGCTAGCCAAAGAACCCGCAACGCCGTGGTAGATCTACTGCGGCGGAGGCGGGAAGAAGAGGGGGGCCGTCCTACCGCGTGTGGAACGGCTGGCCGAGGAAGTTTCGCAGGTTCATGCTCGCGAAATATTGCTTTCCAAATGTTGGAAGCAGAAGAAACAAATCCCATTGACGAGAACTCGCTAATAGCGTTCGACGTAGGACAAGGACTCCACGATCTTTTACAAGAGGCCATGCAAGTTGAGTACGGCATGCTCTGCGAACAAGAAGTGGACTTGCGCCCTTGGGGCTACAACATCAGTGGTCACGCTGATGGGATCTATGACACTGCCGACGGATCGCAACTTGTGTGGGAGCTGAAAAGCAAAACTTCTTTTGGGTTCGGTATGGCTAAACGGTCGCTGGAGCCAGAGAAACATGATGTGGCCCAAGCCTCGATGTATGCGATGGCTGTCCCAGATGCCAGAGGGATACACCTTGTGTATATGTGCAAGGATTCCAGCTACGGGAAGAACGCTACTCGGGCCGGAGAAACGGTTGAGTGGATCATTGATCTTGACCAGCCGTGTCCCGGCCAGGATGGCATGACTCCTCGGCAGATAGCGGTAGCGGAAGCTACTCGAATTGACGCCATTGCTAGTGAAGCTTTGGAGGATGGGCTACTGCCGGAAAGATTTATTCCGGGGGAAGGGGTTGTGGACTTTGTTCCTGATCCCGACTCTCGAGACAAGCCTTGGCGGTGTAGGTACTGCCAATGGAATGCGCTGTGTGCAACATTGCCCGCAACGCAAACCCCGATAGACAATATATTCCTAAGGAGGGAACAATGACAAAGGGGAAAGTAATCACAGGTACACCGACATTGGAAGTGGTGACGCCGTTGGTCGCAGCGAACGCTTTGGCGGCCTCGAGCTTTAATCCACGTCCGATTTCAATGGGCGAAGTGAAGAAATTTGAGCAACGACTAAAGAGTGGTCGCTGGTTTTTCACTAGCGATGCTGTTGTTATCGACGATAAGCAGAATGTCATTAACGGGCAGACACGGTTGACCGCTATTGCCCGTAGCGGGATTAGCGCCCAACTGCTCGTTATGCGTGGCGTGCCTTCCGCTGCAGGTATCAAAGCTGCGGTTGTCGCTCAGGACAGCGGAGGTCGTAACCGTACACTGGCGCAGACATTGAACTTTTATGGGCAAGAGAACAGCACCAGAGCTGCAAGTATTATTACCCAATTCGGCAGATACCTAACGCAGACACAAGGCGACGAAGGACTAAAAAATTGGTCTGAACCTTTTGGTAGAGACAAAGATGTGTTTGTCGACATTTGGATTAAGCATGGGAGGGGGACGCCGGAGCTTGCTGCGGCTATTCAGGATCTTCAAAATTCCACCACAATCTACGGGAAACAGCATTCTGCTTACGGGGCAATATCGTTTGCATGGCGTAGAGCCGCTGCTGTATCCGGGGACGAAGCTTTAGCCAAAGACGTGGCGGTTTTCTTTGACGAGTTCTTCAACCCAGATTCATCTCAAGTGAGCGCGCCATTGTTGAAAGTGAGAGACAAGATTCGTCGGAATCTTGCCGCGCCAGGGAAACAACAAGTAAGTGGTGGGTCGAAAGTGCCGATGAGGTTGCTTGCTATCTACACCGCTCACGCATGGAATGCCTGGTACATGAAGGAAGACCTAACGAAATCCCGATTGACGGTTACCGTGGGGGGCAGCAAACAAACTCCGTTACCTCATGTCCATGGGATTACCGAAGCTGCTGCCGCATGGCTTCCCAAACTGCGGAAAGCGTACGGTGACAAGTGAGCGATCTTCTTAAGCTGTCTAAACCGATACAGCCACGCTTCATAAGCAAAGTAAAAGCGGGAGGCGGATTTGAGGCTGACTACGTTAAGCACAGCGTCATCGTTGAGCACCTCCTTGGTATCATTGGACCATTCGACCAGGAAGTGAAAGAGATACTTCGCGGCCCAGGCGGTGAAGTTGAAGGCGTCGTAGGGCGCTTCACGTTCCAAATTGACGGTGACACTGTCGTCATTGAGGAAGCTGGCGGAGTTGAACGCAAAGACAAAGGAAAGGCTTTACCTGCGGGCGAAGCTCTAAAGGATTGCATGAGCGATGCCGTTAAGCGTGCAGCTTCTCGGATCGGGCTCGGTACACATTTGTGGTCTGGCCCCGGCTACACGCTTTACGATTCTTTGTCAAAGCGTGTCCCCGATCATCCTTCCAAAGAAGGGTTTGTACCTAAGCTGGTAACAGAAAAGGAGGCTACGGATGAGTAGCAACATGACCATAGTCGGCAACCTGACAAGGGACGGCGAGTTGCGGTTCGGCAAAGAGAGCGGGAAGCCCTGGGCGACGTTCCGTCTTGCCGTGAACTACACCCCAAAAGATGGGGACAAGAAAACAAGCTACTTTGATGTCGCTTGCTGGAATGAACTTGCAGAGAACATGGCGGAGCTTCCCAAGGGAACTCGAGTCTGGTTCACCGGACGGCAAGAAATGCGCGAATGGGAAACCGACGCAGGGGAGAAGCGTCAAAGCTACTCTCTTAAAGCTGACGACGGAGGCTTATCTCTTCGCTGGGATGGTGTCGGTGTCAGCAGCGAAGGAAAGCGCAGCGCCTCATCTTCCGCAGGCGACAAGAAAGCCGTTGAAGCCGTTCAGCAGGGGTTTGATGGCGCCACCGTTGAGGAGGAGCCGTTCTAATGAAAATCCCCAAGGGAAGAGTGGGGAACCGCCTTACGGAACATTTCAACTTGAAAATATCCGCCGAAGAGCTGATGTGGGTGAGAGCCCACGCCGAATCTCAAGGCTGTTCTCAGGCTCAAGTTGTTAGGAACGGGATAAGGCTCCTGCAGGACCAATACTCGTAGTGGCAGAATGGCGGGAGGGGATTTTCCTCTCCCGCTATCCTGTGAGTAAATATGGACGAAGAATTTGTAGAAAGCATCAGTGTCCCAGTCGACGTTGAGATGATTGCTATAGCCCTGGATTCAGATCTTGCATTAAGGATGGATGCTCACTTGTTGGAATTGCAGCAGAACCCTGAGTGTCCAGATCGGCTTAAGCTGCTTCCCTTGTGGGCTCTTAGATCTAATTTGCTTGGGGAGGCACTTACTCAAATGTTTGAGTTGGGGGATATTGCAGAAATGTGGAGAGGTTCAGACGATTGAGCGTGAACAAACAGAAGGGGACCACGTTTGAACGTGAGTGCGCCAATTTTCTTACAGACAACACAAGTTTTTGGGTGGAACGTCGAGCTTTAGCTGGGACGTTAGACAAGGGAGATCTCATCGGTGTCCCTAACACTGTTCTTGAGTGCAAGAATCACAAGCAGTTGAATATCGCTGGTTGGGTAGATGAAGCTGAGGCTGAAGCTAGGAATGCTGGCGCTCACTGGTTTGCCGCTTTGGTGAAGAGAAGAAACAAGAATGTGCGCGAAGCATATGCGGTTATGCCGTTGTGGTTATACGCCGAATTGTTAGAAGAACTTCATGGGTAAAGAAGTAGAGTTTTACCTAGAGCCACGGTCTGTACCCACAGAAGCCGCTGAGGCCGTCTGTAAGCGCTTCTGGGAGGAGGCACACCCCAAACCCTTGTCCCCATACAATACGGTGCGAGGGCTCGTGAGAAGGTGCTTAGAAGCGGGCTACGAAGAGGGTGAAATAATTGCAGCTCTTCACAGCACTGACGCCTACACAATGGCCGCCCTCGAATACACCCTACGGTCCTCAAGACGACAAGCCAGAAACCAGATTAGCAACGCCGCTGAACGCATAATGATGATCCGGCAATCCCGTGGATAACTGGCGCGACGAAGCCCTATGCCTAGGGCTCGACGCCCAAATGGTTACGCCAGAACACTGCCAAGAATGCACTGTCCGGCACGACTGCCTCTGGGAAGCCCTCACCTGGGCAGACTGGTACCGCACCGATTCATACTACGCTTCCCTAGTTTGGGGAGGCTTCTACGGGGCAACCCGTAACAAAGCAATGCATGCAGCGAACTTCAGAGAAGAAGTTGCATACCAAGCTCTCTTAAAAAAGGAAAGGGAAAGTAATGGAACACCAGATAAGTTACGCCAGCGTTACTCATTTAGTGAGGATCCCAGCATCTGACATACTTGAGTTAGCAGGCACATCAATAATGCCGGAGAACCCGTATGTTAGCTGGCACGTCAATAATGCCGGAGAACCATTGGTACAAGTATCGTGGGTTGAAGAAATTAACCCAGACGACTACATACCAGTGAGCCTTATCAATGACTGACGACGAAGCTGACGCCATCCTGCTGGAAATGTCCGGTGTGTGGTGGACAAGCAAAATACCAAGCAAATCATTAGAGCAATGGCACAACTTCTTAGCAGAAAGAGAAAGCCAGCTATGCCTCGACACGATTGCGGACCTAGCGGTTTCTTCTGGCCGATGGCCGACAATGAACGAGTTCTACATCGTTTACAACCAGAAGAAACGACACCAAACGGAAGCCGCTCACAACGGAGGTCAGCTCCCTGGCGTGAAATACCTATCAAAAGAAGAAAATGCACGCCGCATGAGGGAGTTACGGTATACACTTAAAAGGGTCGGGGAATAACAACCGACCGGGGACACCTTAGTCATGTACCCTACGGGGTGCGTCCCTCCCTTCAAGTACCGCCCAGTTCTTCCCTACTGGGCGGTACTTTCATTTACGGCCACAAGTCCACCACAAGAAGTTCTCGTTTACTGACCAGATGTGGAAAGCCATAGCGGCGTTCGCTTCGATCTCAAAACGCTTCTCCCAAAGGCGACCGAAAATGCGTGACCCCCAATAATCTTGGTTGATCTGCCAAGCCCCATTGTCAACCCCATTAAACGCTCGAGGGTTGTGGTAGGACTCGCACCAGGCGACAGACAAGCTTCTCACAACCGGCCAGGGGTATTCAGAGGCGGCTTCCACTATCTGATTTTGTGGAGGGTATTCGGTTTTGAGTGAACCAGCGTCAATCAAAAGCCATATAAGAAGCAGTCGCATTAAGGGACCAGGTTAGAAGACGCACTCTCAGATCGCACGCGCTCACGACAATACGCACCACACGCCTTGCACTGTAGTTGCACATACTGGGCAACCCTCGTGGACCGGAACCCTCGACGCATCAGATCAGGGTGACCGCAAGTAGGACAAGAATCAGGGCGACCGTCAAGCAGCGCACGATTCGGATGGTTCGTCATCCACGGACGCAACCGGTGATACACCATCGACAACAAGTCAACGTCCTGCTTCGCATACTTCTTCATTATGCGCCACGACTTCTCGTCCCCCATCATGCACCCCTTCCACAAAGCAAAACCGCCCGTGGCTTCTTTGTTCCCTAACCCCAAATGCTCCCCGAGATCCCCAAGCTTGTTGCTCTCAAACTTAAAATACCTTCTAGCGACTTTCAACGTGTCGACCTGCTGCACAGGCTTTGGCGGGCTCATGTGATGGAAAACAAATCTAGCGTTCGCCTTACGCATATCAAACTTGTCCCCGTTGTGAGCTATAACAACATCAGCTTCATCAAACAACTTCCATAAAGCTTCTACCAAATCACGGTCGTTGTCTGGGTCTGTGGCATACAACTCAAAGTCCGGCAACGCCAGAACTTTAGATTTCTGCCCTTCCCACTTGTAGCCGAACGCCATCATGTACCACGATCTCGGTATCTCGATTGCGTCTTGCTGATATTTCCCCCACACATACGCCAGATTCGGCGCTGTTTCGATATCGTAAAACAATACTTTCGTCATTGGAAGCCCCCTTAACTTGGTACGGTAAGTAGCCTCACTATAAGAGTACCTTCCCACCAGCTCCCATCGTCGGATAGTCGGTCAGGTTGCATCGAAATACGCTCAATCGTCACATTCTCCACGCGCTCACCTTCTTTATAGGTGACAGTAACCCCAGCTTCCATGCGCTGGCGCAAAGTGGTAAACACTTCGTTTGAGTGATATGTCGCCGGAGCGCCGCTGTTCCGAGAAGTCAACACTTGGCGGCGCAACACAATCGGCGCAATAATTTCATCGACTCGAGAAGGAGTGGCGATACAAGTGGTCAGCCAATCCTCCACAATCGGAGCCTTAGTGTTATCCGAAGAATCCCGGCTAATGGTGAGAACGAACTTATAAGACACCGACGATTCGCTAGTGAACGTAAAGTTCTTTGGCACGTTCGGAGTTAAAGACAACGAAGACGAAGCGTTATTGTCGTTTGTCGCCTCAAAAGAAATGCTACCCAGCAAAGTAGACGTGGGGTTACCACGGTATTCAAGATCACTGGCTGGGTACACAGTCCCTGAAGCGTTGTAATCGGTATCCCCAAACGTATATTGATCACGGTCCTGTCGTACCGTTACGGAACGCAACAACTTAGGAGCGACGGTAGACCACGAAACTTCCCCAACAGTCAACGTGCCGCTAGCCACCTTTGTCCCGGCCCCCGATTCGCCCCACACCCCGCTAGATGAATGCCCATAATATGTGCGGCCTCCAATGCGGGCTATAGAAGTGACATTGCCAGAAGCCCCAGAAGTAGAAACCAGGTCTGAAGCCCAGGAAGGGACAAGAGTGTCGGTGAAGCGAGTTAAGTCAGCCCTGTAAAGCTGCCCCGAAGCCCCTCCCCACCAAAGGAATTGTTTGTCTGCTTCTAAGGAATAAGCAGCTCCCCCGTCGTCTATGACCGGCCCTATAGTGACACCGTTTGAAGATGTGTCTATGAGCCCGATCCTCAACCCTGTGCTTGTAGCTGCAGCTAGCACACCGTTGTAAACCATTATCTGGTTGATGGCTTCCCCTCGCGGTAGCTCTCCCGCTATGGTTGGCGTTGAGAGCGTCCCATCAGAAGAGTTCACAGATATGTGGTAGATAGCTCCAGTCCCGTTTGAATTAGCAGCAGCATAAATACCAGACGGGCCGCCAGCTATCCCAACCCACGTAGTCCCCCCAAGAGTCGCTGTGAAATCAAGCGAAGAAGAAGCTTTCGCCCCGTTGACATCAAGCTCAAAGATGTTGCCCCCCAAAGCCCCAATGAAACGGCCTGACACAATAGCCACAACGTCCGCATTAACAGCGCTGCCGCCCCAGCCTGTGTCGTAACTGGTGGAGTTTACTTGCACCCGCCGTAAAGCGTTTGTTGACCCGAACCCCACATACACATACTGGCCGTCAGAAGCAAAGTCTTTAATGTCGTACCCCATGTCCGCTGTTGAAGCAGACCAGGTAGACCCCGTAACACCCGTAAGGTATTTGAGGTTCTGCCCGTCAGAATAATACGCAAAGGTATTCCCTGAAACAGTGTCGACTATTGATTCCAACTTGAGGTCAGAGTCAGTGACTGTTACCTTCTGTTCGGTGATGGGGAGAAGTGTGATCTGCCCTTTCGTCCACGGGTCAACGCCACTAGAAGCGCTGAACCTCCGGCGATCAGAATCATCCAAATCAAAATGCGTCTGGCCCGCACCGAAACTCCAATCCGTTTGAGAGCGAGTCCAGGCACCACTCGTATCAAGAGTGTTCTCCCCTGGCTCCCTGCTATTGTCTCGCTGCTCACGCAACGCAGGAACCGTTGTCCGCGAATATTGTCGCGTGTCAACCAAAAACGACACGCCGTCAAGTTCAACGGGAAGCGATTCCGAATTAAAACTCACGATGAATATCCGCTCCACTGGGAAGTCGGACGCACAGCAGAGTTACGGCCCCACATTTGCGGGTACATGGCAGCCAACCGAGAAGCTTCTGCCTGCACTCGAGAACGACGCCTCCCTAACAAATCACGGAACGAAGCAGAAATAGCGCCTGCAGGGACTTCTTCAGCTATGCGAGAAGTCCCCTCAGCATCAAGAAACTCTCGTCTGATCGGCATTGTTGTCATCAAAGCGGCGGCCGCCCCAAGAGGAGGCAAATCGTACGCTGTGGACTGCAACCCCGTAGCAGACCGAGCAGTGCTCCCGTCAGTAATAGACGAAAGAGGGGACTTGTAGCTGACAGTAACCTTCTGCCCAGGCCACGCCCCCGTATAGAGAATAAGAGCCATCCCGCTACTAAAGCTTGAAGTGTCCCGATTCCTTTTCAATTTCCAATTCATAACTTCTGGTTCAGAAGCTTCGCTACCAGCATCAGCGTAAGTGACGCTGTAAATCGACTGGACAGACTCATTTGTTAGACCTGCCAAGTCGTATCCATCTACCCCACCGTTATAGGTGAAGCTAGTGGTCTTCATCTGAAAGAGCCCCTCACCAGGAGAAGAAAGATCCGCTAAATCATCGTTGATGGCCTGAATGATCCTGTAAGCAGGAAACTTTGGCGACACTCGCACCTCAACCCCAACCGCATGCCCAGTAGACGATGCCGTTGACCCCCCATAGCCACGAATAACACTGATGCTACCGCCAGAAACAGCAGTCACATACATCAACTCGGAACCGACTTCGATGACTACACCCTTCGCTATACCGTTCGCCAACCCCTGCACGGACAGCGTTGTGCTTGTCGCATCAGTGATAGCTGGCGCTATAACAAGATCAAGTTCCTCAACATAGCCCGATAAGAGCATGTCCCTGGTCTGGTCAATCCATACTTGTGCGGTCATCACGTACTCCCAAGAACGTCGTTAAGCGCCGCTTCTTTACGTTTGCGGCCTTTCTTTGTGAGGACTTCCCCTGCCTGGATTTCGTGGGATGATCCTGCGTGGGTTTCAAGCCGGGAAGACCCGTCAATAGAAGGGGGCTGCAAACCCTCAGAGCGGAGGCGTTTGTACGCTGCCATGTCTGCTTCTTTGTTTTTCTCATTACGCTTCGTTCCTCCCCAGTCAATGTTGCCTCTCGACGGGGTAGCCGAAGGAGCAAACTGCACATGCCCGAAATACTTGCGGACCACCCCGCTACATCCCTCACACACACCGTCGTACGTTTCGTCAAACCCGTGACGCACATCGACACTTAGGCCACAATCCAGGCAACGATAAACATAGACAGGCATTACGCTCCAGCTCCAACTTCCATCGAATAACCGGCATCCACCAACACTGTGGCTTCAGCAGCAGTCAAATCCTTAGGGGACTCATGTCCACCATATATCCATCTTGTCACAGTTGACTGGTCCGCTGGGAGGAACGTCTGAACACTCGACCCATTAACAATAAACACATTGGTCCCTTTCTTCTCTTGAGCGAAATGTCGCCGCAAAGCGTACGCCGCTGGCGTAGCGTCCTCTGGCACCCCCACTGGAGGTAACGTCATCGTGGACGGCATAACAAGCAGCCTGTAAATCGGCAACTCTGGGACAGCAGTCACAGCCTGGATAGGTTGCAACAGTTCTATTGTCACGTTGCCGTCTACATCCACCGCAGGGAACGTCGCCGCAGCAGCGATCACCGCTGGGGTAGCGTCCACAGTTATATACATGGTGTGGCCTGGGAACGTCCCAGTAGCCGCTATCGCAGACGGTTGCGCCGTGTAATCCATGTCCATGTCTGGAGCAGGGAACGTCGCTATTGTTTCCAAATATGGTTGGACAACTACATAGTTGCCGTCCACATCGAGAGCCGGGAATGTTGTCGTAGCCGCAACCGTTGAAGCTTCCACGGTAGCTGGAACCGATGGTCCCGCAGAGAACGCCGTAGTGACAGCGATGGCAGCAGGAGTAGCGGTGACAACAACAGTGAACCCGTTATCGGTTGGCTGCGAATAGGTGACACCGGATTGGCTGTAGTCAACCAGTACCCGGTTGTCAGGAATCGAGTTGTCCCGTTCGTTGTAATTAAACCCGGATTCGTTGTAGTCGTAACCGGTGCTGTAGTCGATACCGCCGGGACGTTGCGGAGTGTAAACGTACGCAAAGGTGAGCGACAGATCCGCCGAACACGCAACCGTGCTAGCAGATACAGTCGCATCACGCTTTACATAAGGAAAACCGGCTTCCCGATATTGGATGCCGCTTTCGTTGTAATCGTAGCTACCCGGATATTTTGGGGCGTAGTCGAACCCCGGCTCTTGATATTCAATCTCGTCTTTGTTGTAAGGATTGACAGCAGGGAGCGGCACCGGGCAGCCTCATTTCAGTTAGCCAGTGAAGCCGATTCTGAGTCCCCCACTCGTGTCGCAGCGACAGCTTTAGCAACAGCGATAAGCGCCGCAACACCGGCGATCTTTAGGGCATCAGCCCAGTCAGGGCCAGGAACAGCCATAGCTGCGGCCCAAGCTTGTGCGAACGTGGCTACTCCACGCTCAAGTGAATCTTTAATAAAACGCGGGTTGAACAATGTCATTCCTTTGTATCTGCATAGCGGCCCACGTTTGAGGACCGCATATTCCGTCGGCAACCAGCCCTTTAGCTCGCTGCCATCTCATAAGTTTTGCTTTTGTGTTCCTCCCAAAAATACCATCTGGTGTCGCACCGATGCGTTCCTGCATAAACTTTACAGCAGCCGAACGTGAGCCCTTCCTGAGAGTCCCAGGGAACGGCACAGCGCCATCGTCAGGTTCTTTCGGTAACTTGATCTCTGGTTTCGCTATGTTCGCTTCATGGGCGACCATTGCACGAAACTCGGTCATATCAAACGATGGATCCACCTTACGTGACGACCATTCAGAATGTCCTATCACGCGAGTGAAAGGATTGAACTTGTGTTTAACACACAGATAAGCGCACAGTGTCACCGCCGCTTCCATTTGCTCCTGGGGGATGTCCTCCCCTAAACCGTCGTTGATAAACGACACACCGATAAGTGAACCGTTCGCGCTGATCTTCCCTGGAGCTGGGGCGTTGCCTTGAACGGGACGGTCTGATTTCATGCGTGACAGTACGTCTGCCATGCCTCGACCTGCGTGGTTGGCTTTCACGTTTCCTGCGGTGAGCTGGACTATGGTGCCATCACGTTTTATGAGGTAGTTGTATAGAGGTCCGGGTACTTTGTTGA